AGAACACCCGGGTATTTCTTGGGTAACTTTCGATCGACTTGCATTGTGGACAGCGAATTATGAAGGAGTTGAGTTTCAGTTGAAAGACGATCATGCGCTGTCCATGAGTGAAAAAGGCGCAGAGTTCTTTAAGCACTACGGCGTCAAGGGGATGCGGTGGGGCGTCGTCCGCGATCACGTCAATGCGGTAAAGAATAGTGTTCCGGGTAAAGCAGTCAAGGCGGCTTACAGCCCATCTCAAGACGCTAGGAATGCTCAAAAATACCAGTTCAAAGCCAAGGTCGGCGGCGTTCGCACTCTCAACAATCATGAGATGCAGATGGTCATTCGACGCATGGAGCTCGAACAGCGCTATCGTGATCTTTACGGCGAGCGGCAATATCATGACGAAGCCGTTTCAAAAGCTAAGCGATATACCAAGAAGGGTGCCCGTTGGGCAGGCCGTCTACTGACCGATATTCTCAAAGATGCCGGTTCTTCGTGGTTGAAGCGGCCTGGTTCTAACGCTTCCGGTCGAACGAGCGCTCGAGCTTGGCAGAATGGTCAGGATTTCAGTAACGTCATCAACGGCTCGGTCGTCACAAAGGCTATTGGTTCGTGATGAGATTGCTTGGCGTCATCAGCGATAAACTCAGAGCGAAGATGACAACGGACCAAATCCTCAATAAACCTCGCCGCTCAGAATCAAAGCCGATGCCCAAGACTGGTGTAGAAGGTATCCCACTTACAGGGCGTACTAAGAAGCAGTGAAAGGAGGTTGGTAATGACCCTATCGAACACGGCAACGCCATATTACTATGGTCAGTTTCGTGATGCGGTGATTCGCGGCGAAATTCCGGTGAATCGCGAGATCTCGTTGGAGATGAATCGCATCGATGCGCTCATTGCCAACCCCAATATTTACTACGATGATGAAGCGATCAATGGGTTTGTTCTATATTGTGAGAGCGAACTAACGCTGACCGATGGTAGCGATCTGCATCTGCTTCCTACATTCAAACTATGGGCAGAGCAGATCTTCGGTTGGTGGTACTTCTTCGAGCGTAGCGTCTATGAGCCTACACCAGACTATCGCGATGGACGCTACGTTAAGAAGCTCATCAAGAAGAGATTGACTACCAAACAGTATCTGATCGTGGCTCGTGGTGCTGCCAAGTCGATGTATGCGTCTCTTATTCAGAGCTACTTTCTGAATGTAGACACGCAGACTACGCATCAAATCACGACGGCGCCCACGATGAAACAGGCCGAAGAGGTCATGTCGCCAATCAGAACTGCGGTTACGCGAGCGCGCGGTCCGTTGTTTAAGTTTCTGACAGCTGGGTCCCTGCAGAACACAACAGGCTCAAAAGCTAATCGTGTGCAACTTGCGTCTACGAAGAAGGGCATCGAGAACTTTCTGACGGGCTCTATCATTGAGATCCGTCCGATGTCCATCAACAAACTGCAGGGGCTACGACCCAAAACATCCACCGTGGACGAGTGGTTGTCTGGAGACACACGCGAAGACGTCATCGGAGCGATAGAGCAAGGCGCCTCCAAACTGGATGACTGGCTCATCGTGGCGATTAGCTCGGAAGGAACCGTTCGCAATGGCTCTGGCGATACCATCAAAATGGAACTCGCTACCATCCTCCGAGGTGAATACCAGGCACCGCACATCTCGATCTTCCACTACCGATTGGATGAGCTCGAGGAAGTAAACGATCCTCGCATGTGGCCTAAGGCCAATCCGAACATCGGTAAGACCGTCACATACGAGACGTATCAACTCGATGTTGAACGGGCTGAGAAAGCTCCCGCATCAAGGAACGATATTCTCGCGAAGCGGTTTGGTATCCCGATGGAAGGATACACGTACTTCTTCACGTACGAACAAACCCAACCATTCCGTCCGCGAAGCTACGACGGAATGGTATGTGCGTTGGGCGCCGACCTCTCACAGGGTGATGACTTCTGTGCCTTCACGTTTCTCTTTCCTGTTCGCAACGGTTTCGGTATTAAAACCCGCAGCTACATTACTAGCTTGACGTTGACCAAGTTGCCGGGTGCAATGCGTAACAAGTACGAAGAATTCATGCGAGAAGGTAGCCTACACGTCCTCGACGGTTCTGTCCTCAACATGATGGAGGTCTATGACGACCTTGATCAGCACATCGCCATGCGAGAGTACGATATTCGGGCGTTCGGGTTCGACCCCTATAACTCGAAGGAATTCGTCACTCGATGGGAACAAGAGAATGGTCCATACGGCGTAGAGAAAGTTCTACAGGGCGCTCGTACTGAATCCGTACCCTTGGGTGAATTGAAGATCCTAGCCGGAGAGCGCCAACTCTTCTTCGATGAGGAACTCATGCAATTCGCTATGGGAAACTGCATTACGCTCGAGGATACGAACGGTAATCGCAAGCTTCTCAAGACTCGTTACCAGGACAAGATCGACAACGTGGCCGCCCTCATGGACGCCTATATCGCCTACAAGCTTAACAAGGAGGCGTTCGAATGATGATCGTCGGGCAGGAGAAGCCTCCTTTGGAAGAGCTTTCTCATCACGGTATCAAAGGTATGCGCTGGGGTCGCCGCAGGAAACGTCACATGCCGAATAACAACTCGGATCAACGACAATCGCTCCCCACCCTAAGTCGATCGCGAAAAATTCGCGATACAACGGGTCGAGTAGCCGATTCGGCGAAAAAAAGCTTCGTAGTGCCAAAGTCAAGAAGACGGCAACGGTAGTTGGAACAGCACTCATGGCAGCAGCGGTTGTTGCGGGAACCGCGTATATTGCTCGAGAGATGCGTAAAAAAGGCGATACTGAGCTCTTCAGTAAAAATAGTCGTGACGCAGAGGTCTTTACCCAAAAGGGTGAAAGTTTCGTCGATAAACTATTTTCGGCAGAACCAACTGATATTATCCACGCCACCAGATCTCGAACTAAAGGTTTCCAGTTTCGAGCAAAGGGTGGGCTATCCGATCCCTTTATGGAATGGTCTAAGAATGACGACGGATCAAGTATGGGTCCCGCGTTTCTTAGATACGGTGATCGGAATGAAAAAGTCGTTGGTACGTTTTTAGATCCGTTAGGTAGAAAAGATCAAGCGGGTCGTGTAATTCCACATACAGTTATTCTTCCAGAGCACTTGAGTAAAAACGTTCACAACGCTGACGATTTGTTTAATAAGGCCTGGGATCTGATCAAGGACGATTTCGACAAGTTCTACGATGCATAAAAGTATAACCATAATCGTCGAAGGAGCGTGGCATGACCGAAGATGAACTCGCTCACTTCGGCGTTAAGGGTATGCGCTGGGGTCAGCGACAAGCCGAAGTTCCTATGACGCAACAGCAGAAAAACGATCGTTTGAAGCAACTCGATCGCAAGATGGATCGACTCGACATGAACAAAGCGCTCGCCGGTATTGGTTTTATTGGTAGCGAGTCGCAGAAGATGACTAAAAAGCGTCTCAAGAAAGACGCTAATTTTACATTTAAGAGTCTTTCTAATGACGAAAAAGTTGCTTGGCGAAATAAAAGCTCCGCTAAAGCACAACGTCGAGCGGTTCGTCAAGGAGCCTTTGCTACGGGCGTTCTTCTTGGCGGCGGCTTGTTGGCAGTTAGTAAATTGACTCTGGCGCCACAAACCATGCAGGGCGCACAAGTGAGTGTAGCTCTCTTGTCGACAATTCCACTCCGTTCGAGTATCAGTAATATTTCGTCCATTAGAACAGCTGATAAACGCCAGAAAATTCTGGACGAACGAGACGAACTCAAAGCGGGAAGGAAAGATGTTCGATGACCGAAGATGAACTCGCGCACTCCGGTGTGTTGGGTATGAAGTGGGGCCATCGAAAGTCGGCGAATGGTAGCCAGATCCGAACTGCTCGACGGAATCTATCCAAGCAGCTCGATGATATTGACACGCAGCGAGGAATCGCCAAAGCTGCTGGAAAAGGGACTCGAAAGCGGACTGCCGAGAATAATAAACTCGATACGATGAAAGTGAGCTTCCTCAAGAACCCCGATCGTGTCATTGCAGCTCGCATGACACGAGGTGAGAAAATTGCCGCTCTTATCATCACTGCTCCCACGTATGGTACTGTCGGGGCAGCAGCTATTGCTGGTACTTCGGCTGCATCTCGTCGTATCGAGCTCAAACAGCAGACGGGTCAGTATAACAAGAAGAAGTAACATCAACCTACTAGATGTAGAAAGGGGGTGAGACATGCCAATCGTTGACCGAATCAAACACGCATGGAATGCGTTCACCAGACTGGAACAGGACCGAAATGATTTCGATTTCAGTCGTGGACCCATAACGTATGGTCAATCCCGGCCCGACCGAACCCGAATGCTGTTTGGTAATGAACGGTCAATCATTTCCTCGATCTACAACAGATTGTCGCTTGACTGTACTGCGATCGATATTCTTCATGTTCGTTTGGATGACGACAAGCGGTATATTGAAGATGTAGATAGTGGATTGAACAATTGTCTTACTGTCGAAGCTAACCTCGATCAAGCAGCGAGTATGTTCCGTCAGGATGCTTTTCTGACGTTGTTCGATAAAGGTGTCGTGGCTCTCGTTCCTATCGATACGACGGTGGATCCGAATGCGACTGGTAGCTTCGATATTAAGACCATGCGCGTCGGTCATATTGTTGGCTGGCACCCCCAAGAAGTGCGCGTCGATGTCTATAACGAGAAACGTGGGACCCGTCAAGAGGTGACGGTCGACAAGAAATTTGTTGCCATCATCGAAAACCCTCTTTACACGGTCATGAATGAGCCGAATTCGACGCTTCAGCGTCTTATTCGAAAGCTCAATCTTCTCGACTCTGTGGATGAATTGGCTAGTTCTGGTAAGCTGGACATGATTATCCAGCTACCGTACGTCATTAAATCTGAGGCTCGTAAAGCGGAAGCTAACAGGCGACGTAAAGAACTCGAAGATCAGCTTCGAGGCAGCACGTACGGCATCGGATATCTCGATGGTACAGAGAAGATTACTCAACTTAATCGACCGGTTGAAAACACTCTTCTCAAACAAATTGAGTATCTCACCACAAAGTTGTACGCTGAGTTGGGTTTGACGCCATCTGTTATGGATGGCACTGCGGACGAACCAACCATGAAGAACTATTTCAATAGAACGATTGAGCCCATCATCACTGCGTTCGTCGAAGAGATGAAGCGCAAATTCATTACTAAAACTGCTCGTTCGCAAAAGCAGTCAATCATGGGCTTCCGCGACGCGTTCAAGATGGTTCCGATCAGTGACATTGCCGAGATCGCCGACGTGCTTTCTCGCAACGAGATTGTCACGCCTAACGAGGTTCGTCAGTTCATGGGTATCAAACCCTCTAAAGAAGCCAAATCTGACAAGCTGCTGAACAGCAACATGCCTCAGTCAAACGCTGAGCTTCCACCATCGAATCTTAAGACGATCGACGGCGAAGTCGTCGATGATGCTGGTAGTGACGTTGCTGTTCAATCGGCTATGGATGGCCT